AATCGTTAATGGTTGTACGACCTTTATTAAGAACAATCATACCAGATTTACCCCAGTCAGCGGAAGCGCCTGTGGTATAAGTTTGGTTTGCTGTAACTGTGTCGTACCACGTAAAGTCACCAGCAGCAATCTTTTGGTAAATTGCTTCATTCATCTTAACAAGTGTTGGACGTCCGAGAACGTAACCTGAATCAGCTGCGCTTAACGAATATCCACCACCGCTAAGATATGTTGCGCTTAAAGAAACGCTTTCTGCAGTAGCATCGTGTGCATATACAGGATATATAAGTGCTGTGTAGTCTTTATCAAAGCCTTGTCCACTCCCGGAACCATATGGTAAGCGGGCTGCAACAACTCTACCGTCGCTGTTAAACGCATTTTTCGCGCTGTGGTAAAAATATCTTTCAGCAGCATTGGTTGGTTTACCATATACTTGCTCAAACTCAGAGAAGCTTGTTACTTCTAACGCTTCATCGGTAGGTCCTTGATGTGCATATCCTGCAACAAGAATATCTGTACCAGTAGGTATAACTGGTCTCAAGGAAAGATCTACCTCATTAATTTCTACACCTGGTGATTGAATTGTACGTGCCATAATATTGTAAACTTTCGTTTTCTAGAAATATTTATTTGTTTCCGGATGATTATTTTGTAATATTACAAGAAATAGTTGGATTTCTCCAGGAGTTTGAATTATATAATTATATGACCGACTGGACAAAAGATAAAGACCCAGAGGAAGTTAAGGAAATATACGAAAAGCGTACTGAAGAGCTTAAGGATGATGTGTATTATTGGGAAAGAAGAAATTTTGAACATAAGACTACGTTAGAACAGACACCTGAGCCTGTTAAAGAGGAGCGCATAAAAAAACATACAGAATCTTACAATTCCAACCGAAAAAATCATAAAAACTACAGACCTATTAAGGTTAGAATTGAAGAACCAGCGAAAACGCCTATAGTAATAGTGTTTGAGTCGGAGAGAGATTTTTTTGAAAAGACCCACTTTGAAGCTACCACCTTAGTCAATTTAAAAAAGAATAAAACACATAAAGTCAAAAGAATACTACCTTCTACCAAGCATAATTATTCAAAAGGTACAACAATTACGTTATTAGACCAGCTCGACAAGCATTTGACTAAAAGCGAAGGAGATATTTGATTGTATCTCACCTTCTGTTTGGTAATTATAATCTATACTACCTAAAGATGTTGGAAAAGCATTAGTATATGTAAATTTAATAATTTCTTTATTATATTCATTCATGCCTATAAGAGAAAAATCAGTCATATAATCTTTCATATAATCTTTATCTCTTTTAGCACCTTGTTCTTCTCTTAATTCATTTCTATAATCAAAAACGCCTTTTTTAGCGTCGCTAATCATGTTTAACCAACTCCATATATACCAATAATTGTTAAATTGGTTATCTATTTTAAAATTAACTGTTACATCGTCATATGAAGGTCTAGTATGTGTTGATACTTTCATTACCTGTCTATCATATCCTTGATCAAGAGAAGGTACATTTACACTTGGCACTACGGTACCCTCAACAGAATATTGTAATGTGTTAGGTATTACTTTGCTGTAGCTAGAAACGCCTGTAGCGCGCTGAACTCTTGATGAATATTGTTTAAGTCCTTCGGGTACAGTTAAAGACAGTAGAAACTTGTCTATTCTGCTTTTGTTTAATACTGATTGTTTTGCAATATCTGCCATTTACATATTTCCTATTGTTTGTATATATCAAAATCGTTTTCTAAGCGTTCCCATCCACTCTTCTTATCTTCCGGGCTTCCTGGTATAAACCATCCCATACTATTTAACTCTGACATATCGTCGTTTTGTACTCCACCAGTTCCATCTCCCGGAAAATAAACTGGTGAACCTGTACCACCATCACCATATTTTTCGTTAGTATAAATTGAAGTAGGATTAACAAAATGTTTTGTGCCAAAATCTAAAGATTGTATTTTAGCAGGTCTTTCATTATCATCATATTCTACTATTTCAAAATATCTCTCAGTAACACTATTCTCTAACGCTATCAAAGACCACATAAGTGACATTACTCTATCGTCTAATGCTCCTTGTTCTTTCTTCGCTGCCCAAGTCCCGTTAGGATATCTTACAAAGTCTTTAAGCTCGTTAATAGTATTTATGTCTCGGAGTTCAACGCATCTAAGCTCGTTGATCCAGTACCTCATATTCATAACACCTTTATATTTGGTATTAGTATGTGCAATAACTCCTAATCTATTGTATGTGCTGCTATTAGATTTTTTAGGTGAGAAACAAATAAAATTATTAAAGTTATAATTATGTGCCAGGTTGTCTACAACTTGTGCTCCGCAGTTATTTCTTTCAATTGCAGCTGGTGGCATTCCCCAATGAGTTAATATCTCATGGACTTTAGTAGTAAATTTATATGGTGATATGTGATTGTCCCAATAAGTTGCTACTTGTTTTATATTTTTAAGATCTGTTACATCAAGCACTTGTACAACAGAGGCATTTTCACCGACACCTTCTGCAATATCAACTCCGACTACATATAAATTTTGCGGGTTAGGTTCTTCCCATAGTTTATATTTTCCATCTTCAAAAACAAACTCAGGCTCACGTGCACTTAATTTTAATTTATCAAACAGTTCATCGTCGATTGCTGATTCTCCTGTTTGTAAAAACTGATTACCGAACTCTTGATTAAATGCTTCCATCGATCCAAGAGCTTTAATCGTATCATCTTTCCATTTTTCATCTCGTCCAGGTATTTCATGCCAATCAATCCTTGTAGCTTTCCAATTATTAACTCCTTTTTCAGCGTTACTATATAAATCATAAAATAAATTATCTGTCCCATTTGGAGTACTTGCTATAAAGATTTTTGATTTCTTGGATGATGAAATAATAGGGAATACTGATTTCCAGAAATCTTGTACAAGGTGATTGTCAATAAATGCAAGCTCATCTAGAATTAAAACATTACAAGAATCACCACGACCAGCGTCTGAAGAGGTAGTTGATATACCAATACTTGATCCATTAGCGAGAGACAATGCAGTCTTACCGTACTCAATAACACCTGCTTTTAAAAAGTTAGGTAAACTTTCATACGCTAATCTAACACGCTTAAAAATATTAATAGCAGTTTGCTCTTTGTTAGCTACGATTAATATGCGTTGATCTTCTTGAAAGATTGCTATCCATAAACAATAGATTGTCATCATAGTTGTTTTACCAACCTGACGTGAAGCTAATAAAGTTACAAATCTATTATCTCTTAAATCTCTTAATGTCCTTTTTTGACATGCATGTAGTTTAATTTTTTCTTTACCACGGTCTAGGTTAACAATATAAAAATAGTTTTCAGCGAAATAAAGAATATTCTGTCTACACTTTTTTAAGTCTCTAACCATCTTAGGAGTCCACTCAAACTCCTGATCTGGTCTAGGTAGATTTTTATTACCTAAATAAAACTTTTCCTCTTCTTGCTTTTTTGGCATGTAAATATATTTAGTTAATAATGTGTAATACACAAATAAGTTTTATACTCACCTCTAAAAGAGACAGCTATATTATTAATAAAGCAATACAAGCTGTTAAAAAAGTATGTAAAGATAATTATGAAATAATTTTTGTTAGTGAGCGGTTATATGATGATATCGATAAAGATGTAAAATACATACATACGGATTTGCTAACATCAGTCCAAAATTATAATGAGGGTTACAAACACACTTCTTATGATTGGATATGTCTTTTAACAGATGATATACATTTAATTAAAGATCCTCGTGAATGTTTCAAACATTTGCCTGATAATTACCCAGAGTCACATATTTTTACTATACATGGAGACCGTGCTTTAACAAAAACCCAATATGGGTTTGGATATTACACGCTATACATACCTTGTTTACATAAAAAAATTGTTGAGGATGAATTTGCGGGTAGAATATTGAGTGAAGGGTTTAGACATCATTATGTAGATCATTGGTCGAGTATGTTTTTAACATTGAGATACCCAGACTTTGCTCCTCTTTTTTTATCCTGTACTAAAAATGATAAGCTATATACTGATTATACTCATACAGAGCATGA